TAAGTTGGCAACCTCATGGCGAAGAGAGTGAATCTTATCTTCTTCTAATAATTCCTCGCCATTATAATTAGATTCTTGATTCTCGAACAGCCCTTTAGCTAGTGAATCTAAGCCTCCATAACCGGATTTCCCGGGCATTTTGGTTCTAGGGTCGATATATCCACCCGCTACCGACTTGTAATTTCGACGGCGGCCGCCAGTTCGACGGTTGTCTTTTTTAACTGGGTAGTACGGCTTGCCTTTTGAGCCCGGGGTGTAGTACCCGTCTTCGCGGCGGCCGGGTGGCGAGTCGTCGCCCGGAGACGATAAGAGAACATCGTCTTCACCGCTGTCTTCGGCAGGAGGCTCTTCTGGGGCCTTATCAACTGGTATATCCTCTGTTGGGGCGGCTGAGGGCTCATCAGGGGGTGGTGAACCGAAGTCTGCGGCTCCGCCGCCTCCTCCTGCTCCGAGGCCGGCTGCTTCTTCGGCCGCGGCGTCTGCAACAGCTGCCAGCTGAGCGTCGAACTTACGATCATAGAAAATCTCTCGTTGATTTCTCTGGAATTCTTCCTCTGAGAGATTGAATAGCTTCTCTGCAACCCACCTACGGCTAAAGAAACCTTCTGTAGCGGCGGCTGCAACATCAAACTTAGTGTTCCATTGTTCTAGTGTTTGAAGTTCAGCAATTTTTGAAGGGTTGTTAAGTGACAATTTAAAACTTACTAAGTCTTCGTCGCGGTACCCTAGTGTGTAAAGGTGAATGATACCAACCTTTTCTAACTCTGAAACAACTGCTCGCTGTAGTCTTTGAATGGTCCTAGCGAATCTAATATCTTTTTGAGCTAACGTAGTCTTATCTTCATCGGAACCTTCTGCTCGGGAGAGATAAGATGCTGGTATCTTAAGAGCTGAGAACAGTTTATCCCTTAAGTATTTAACGTCGTCGATTTGACCAGTAAAGGAGCCTCCGGGTAGGGTTTCGACTTTTGAACTTGTGTTTCCGCGGACGGGAATAAAGTAATCTTCCTCAATAGATAGAGGGTTGTACCTTAGATCAACCCGGCCATTCTTTGGATCGACAACTTGATTTCTTTTCATAGAAGTCATAACTTTTTGGATGTACTGCTCAACATCTGTTGGCGGAATATTGCCAACATCCACATAAAATACTCTTCGGTCTGGTGCGCGGACGATGCGATAGGCCATCATAGCATCCTCTAAAAGGACTAGCTGTCTCCAAATACGGCGGGCAGCTTCGAGGACTGATGTTCCATAAGGAACATAGCGATCATTTCCTAAGATTCTAAAATGCGCTACTTGCCAATTTTCTAGTGTTAGGCCGGCAGTATTCCATTGGTACTGGACGTAATCTGGATTAGTCTTGTCTTCGCCTTCCATTCTTTCCACTTCGGAAATTGGTAGGCCTATAAAGGTTTTTACTCCGACCTGATCATCAATGTCTAAATATAAAAAGTAATCACCATACTTACACATTGAGCGGCACCAACCAAAAAGGTTGTGCTCAATATTCATAATATTATGGTACAGCGTATGCAACATTGCTTTGATTTCTTCGTTATGACATTTGATATTAAGCATCGGCTGCAATGAAGAATGGGTTGTCATCTCATCTGCGTAAATATCCAAAGCTGATGCGATCTCCGGGGTGTATTCCATTTGTTCAAAATCAACATACCTTTCCGAACGGTTATGCTGATTCATCATCTGAGGTTGCATATTTCCGAATGGTAGTGTCGATGCCTTCTTAAACTGTTGGCCACTCGCCGATTTGAATCGAGAGGCGTATTTGTCTAGGTCTCGGCGTCGAAGCCTTCTACCAGACTGTGTGCGTCGATTAACTATCGGGCCAGAAAATATTCTAGTTAAACTCTTGAATAAATCTGATCTATTATTTCTTGGGTTTCTATCGTTGTTAGCCATTTATTTTATCCTTTGAAAAGCCATGAGAGATCTTGAACTTGTTCGAGTTGATCATTAAAACCAGTTTCTTTTTTGTGATCAGCCATACCTGTAATAGTAGTGCCGAATGAAGATTTTGAAGACACTATTGATCCTAACATAGCTTTTTGGTACTCCAGATCTCTTTTATTAACTGTAAGTGCTGTGTCTCTCACCCAACACCCTATTGCCAGAGCCATAACCAAGTCATCGTGATAACTTCTCATAGCCGTGGCTTTATTGTTATTCCATATAAACGTCTTAAACTCATCAACAATTCTAGAAGAATGTATAGTAATTAGTTTATTTCGAATGAATTCTTCCATTTTTGCAATGATTAATGGGCGAGTTTTAGAAGAGGTAGTGAATCCGGGTACCGAGTTGCTTAAACCTTCTGCCTGAAGCTGGTCAACATACTCATGAGTACCTTTTATTGAGAAGTAAAGATTCGGATATTCTTTTTCTTGGAGTTTTTCTAGAATGGATATCCCCAAACTGTTATTCTCTACAACCAATAGGCAATTACCAAATTCTCTTCCTGTGTTGTCTAATATATGTGCAAAGTCACCCAAAGTAGGCTTTCCTCTGTATTCTCCTATCACTTCCATAGTCTCAAGCTTAATTATATGAAATACGGAATAGTCTGCACCGTCGCCTCGGGCAACGTCAGCCACTAGCAAGTATGAAGAATCTTGACTATATTGCTCCCATAGCCAAAGATTGCGATCAAAACCGGTCTTATATGCTGGGTTACTGATTCCGAAAACTAACCTTTCCAGATCTTCCGGATGAATGACCGTCTCGCCTGATGCGTTAAAACTGCATTCGAGTTCTTGTGCGATTTGTCGCCGAGACATATTTCTTGTCTCTTTATCGAACCAATCTTTGTCACGTTCGGGATGCACATCCCACGGTAAGTTAGAAGGAAAAAAGTCGTTCTCACCTTGATCGGCCTCAATATATGTTTTATGAAACCAATTACCAACACCGTTTGGTGTAGAAAGGGCGATGCAGCGACCACCAGTAGACAACGTAGGATACAATCCAGTCCACAACTCTTCTAGTCCGTCAACGTGGGCGGCCTCGTCAATAACGAGAAGTGAGAGTGCTTCAGAACGGCCGGCGTCACCAGAGGTAGAAGCTGCTTTAACTTCGGAACCATTTGTCAAAATAAAAGATGTTCTATTGTCAATTTTAATTTTTGAAATTCTTAGCCATGGCGGAAGATTCTGCATTATACTCTTAACTTTCTTGACTAAGTTAGCAGCAGTTTGAAATTTAGTAGCAATGACAAGAACGTTCTTATCACGATAAAAAAGCATTAGCCACACAATGTATGCGGCTGTGACTGTTGATATACCTAGCTGGCGGGCTTTAAGTATAACGTTGAAACGGTGATCATTATAGTGAGTTAATAACTCATCTTGAAAAGGGTATGTTTTGAAAGGAATCAGACCCTTTAGAGGGTGTGAGATTCTGGCATAGTTATTTATAAAATACGATGGATCTTTACCGCATTTTACTATCTCTTTAACTGTTTCCTTTCTAGACAGTCCACTGGACATTACTCTGCCTTATAAGAGCTATGAATATCCTTTCTCGCTTTGACTTTGCCTTTTCCCTGATATACAGGTTGGCCTTTAGCTTCGGACTCGCCGTCCCATCCGCCTTGGTCAAGGAATGATTTAAATTTAGCGTTCACACTCTCTTCGCTGCCGGCTGCGACCGGATCTGCGTCGGCGCCGCCAATGTCATAATGACATTTAGCCTGTACCCATGAACGAACGCGGGAAGTGTTCTGCATAATCGCTTCCAATTCTCCGCTCTTCTTAAGCGTGAGGGCTGAACCAACTATTTTCTTGTACTCTTTTTTTATGAAGGAGGCAATATCTTCGATGGTCTGCTCTAATTCACTTTCAAAGTCTTTATCGTGAGTGTCTTTTAGTTTAACTTCTGAGTGGTAGTGTATGCAAATTTGGTTTCCGGAGAAGGATACCTTAAACCCATCCATTATACGAGAGTCTTTAATAGCATCCCCTTCTTCTCTTTTCAGGCCTATCTTAATAGGCTCTCCTTTTTCGTCGAGGGCTCCGTCATAACTGTTTGCAACAACTTGTGAAATTCCTCTAACGATGTCTAATATAGTGGCCATTTATTTATCTCCTAATTTTTTAAGCTCGTCTCTAACTAGTTCTTTCAAATCAAGAGACTCCGATACAAAAGGTTGTGCAATAGCTGATTCGATATCTGTAGAAAAACCCCTAGATGGCTGCTGGTAATATACCAAAGTCTTCAAATGCCCGTTCATTGCACTTAAAAGCGCTTTCATCTCCGAAAGAGTTGCTTGCATCTCTTGATCAGGCGAGCTAACTTTTTCATAATTCGCCTTTTTGTTCTCTTTAATCTTACTTTCCATGTTTTTGGTTTCCTATTTGCTTTTGCAACTTCGTTGAAAAATTGTGTGCCGTGGTGGCATTTATAACAACAATTAAATTTTGCCATAAAAACGTCGTCTTTTAGATCAAAAGAATACTCGGCGCAGATTGGGCATGTTCTATCATTAGACTCTTTATTAAGTAGTTTTTTAGAAATAAAAAAGCCATCTTGTTCTATTTTCTCATTCTTGTATTCTATTTGGTCTTTTCTATCTTGCCATTTTTTAATCTGTTGTTTGTAATCTTTTTCCTTGTCTTCATTCCAACTGCTCTTAGGATTCGCTATTGTTTCAGGGCCGTATTTTTCAGATATAGCTTTCTCTAATTTGACTAGATAATTGGGATCCCTGTTCTTCATTACTTGCTCGCAAAATGATAAGTGCCGAAGCCAACCCCAAAGCCAACGGCCACACTGGTCGCTACGACAAATGGTACATTTAGTTTTTTATTCTTCTTAATAATGTCTCGCAAAGTTTCT